TACAGTACACTTCAAGAACCAGAAAAGGAAGTTGCAGTATTCACACCTAACTGTATAATAGAGTATGCCAACTATAAACAAGACAGTAAAGGTAAAACAGCCTAAACAGGTATATCAGCATACCAGACAGTCTCAACCTTACTATAATACATTACAGTGGAAGAATCTCAGGAACTCCTACATTAAGGAACACCCTTTCTGCCAGTACTGTATGGATAAGTATAACAGAGTAAGGTTAGCAGAAGAGGTACACCATAAGATAGAGTTCTTATCAGGACTTACAGAAGAAGATAGAATGGAATTACTTCTGGATAGAGATAATCTAATGTCAGTTTGTAGGGAATGTCATATGGAGATCCATAATCAGAAGAAAAGTACCCCCGGGGATGGTCAAAAGGAAACAGAGTGATCTGTAACACCAACCCTACCCTTCTTCACACAAACACCATTTTTTTGGATTTCTGGAAGGTCCTGACTATAAGTAAGTTAAAAAAATTGTGGAATTTCTATGAAAAAAATAGATCTATCTAACACAAAAATAACAAACTAAATACCATTATGAGTGATTTGAAAAGCACATTAAAAGAATCCTATAAGGAGTACAACAAGGATGTGGTTGACTATATGGACAGACTTGTTGATTTACTTATAGAGAAGTATGGAGAAATTAATCCAGCCTGGACTGTTTCTCTTGAACTTATTGCATTTAACTATGACATTATAAGAAAATGCCAGAAGGACATAAACAAGAATGGTCTTGAAAAAGAAGATTCAAGAGGAAGGAACCATAAGAATCCTTCTTTAATGGTTTTGAATCAGGCTCAGGACCACTTACTTAAATTCCTTAATGCCTTTGGTCTCAATTTAGCTGCTGCAAGTAAATTGAAAAATATAGATACAGATGAAGATGTATTTGATGATCTGTTAAGTTAAATATGGTTATTGATTATTCAAAGATATATGTACAATATGCCCTGGATATCCTGGATGGAAAAGTGAAAGGCTGTGAGGCCATTAAATTAGCCTGTAAAAGGTTTATGGAATGGTTTAACAGGGATGATATATACTTTGATTATGATGATGTTGACAGGAAAATAAGGGTAGTAGGAAGATTAAAGCACAGTACTGGGGAACACAACAACAAACCCTTTATCCTATTACCCTGGCAACAGTGGGTTACAGCAAATATATTTGGATGGAAGTACAAGAGTTCTGGATACAGAGTTACCAAGAATGTACTTCTCTTTATAGCAAGAAAGGCAGGTAAGACTGCATTTGCATCTGCACTTGGTATCCTATGTGCTATTGCTGATGAAGAAAATGGTGCAGAAGTGGAACTGGTGGCCAATTCAAGACAACAGGCACACATATGCTTTGAGATGTCAAGCAACTTCTGTGAGAGTGTTGACCATAAAGGTAAGATATTCAAAAGGTACAGAGATACAATACTTATACCAAGAACAAAGAGCAAGATCCAGATTCTATCCTCTGAATCTATGGGTAATGATGGTTACAACAGTAGCTGTTTTATACTGGATGAGTTCCATGCAGCCAGGAGCTGGGATCTGTACAATGTTATGAAGAGTTCCCAGGGTATGAGAAAGCAACCACTTTCTATTGTTATTACAACAGCTGGTTATCTCCTTAATGGTTATCCCTGTTATGAGTACAGAAGTACTGCCCTGGATATACTTAAAGGAATTAAGACAGATGATGCCCAGTTCTCTGCTATATATGAACTGGATGAAGGTGATGATTGGAAGGATGAGAGTAACTGGATAAAGTGTAATCCTTCTCTTGGACACACAGTATCCTACACCTATATGAGAGATGAAGTAAGAAGTGCCATAAATAATGTAGCACTTGAAGTTGGTGTAAGGACAAAGAACTTTAACCAGTTCTGTCAGAGTAAGACAGTATGGATCCAGGACAATTATTTAAGAGACAGTTTTGGTACTGTGAAACTGGAAGACTTCAAGGAAGAGGATTCCTATATGGGTGTTGACTTATCTGCTGTCAGTGACCTTACAGATACAGCACTTCTGTTTCCACCTAACCCAAATAGAAAGGTTTATCCTGATAAGTATGTATTCAAGAACATAATCTATGTACCAGAATCCACTTTTGAAGAGAGTTCCAATGCAGAACTATACAGACTCTGGAAGAGACAGGGATATGTAAAGGTAACCAGTGGTAATGTGGTTGATTATGATGAGATATTGAAGGATCAGAAGGACTTCTATGAACAGACCTATATGTTGGGAGTATTCTATGATGAATGGAATGCAGTAAGTTGGGCAATAGATGCAACAGCAGAAGGTTTACCACTTTATCCTTATTCACAGGCACTTGGAAACTTTAATAAACCTACAAAGACATTTGAAAAACTTATAAGGGAAGGTAAGATAATTATAGACTTCAACCCTGTTGTAAGATGGTGTTTCAATAATGTTGAGTTGAAGTTTGACTGGAATGGCAACTGCAAACCTGTAAAGTGTGGTGGAGACCAGTCAAAGAAAATAGATCCTATTATAGCAATGTTACAGGCACTGGGTGGTTATCTTGCTATGAATAAACAAGGTATCTCTGATGGAGAGGTATTAAGTGTATAAAATACAATTTACATAAATATAGTATGAGAATATTTAATTTTGAGATAACAAGGAGAAATAATGTTCAGGTACAAGAACAAGAACCAATACCAGTATCAGATCCTGCTGCTACTTCTTTAATATTTGGTGGATATAAACTGGATGGAGCTTCTACTTCTTTATCTGCATTCTTTGGTGCAGTTGAACTTATAAGTAATTCAGTTGCACAGTTACCAATATTGGTTAAGAGAGATGATACCATTGACAAGAACCATAACCTTAACTTAATATTCAAGGATGGTCTTATAAGCAAGTTTAACTTAATGAAGATGCTTATTACTGATGTTATTATACATGGTAATGCATTTGTTTATATAGAGAGAGCAGATGATGGTACACCAATAAACCTTATTTACTGTGAGTATGGTTCAGTAACACAGTACTATAATAACAGTAAACAGGAGATCTACTACCAGATTCCCTTTATTAAGAGAGGAAAGATTGAAGATGTAGATGTAATACACCTTTATAAGAACAGTAACAATGGTATTCAGGGTATTCCACTTGCTAATTATGCCAATGCTGTTATTAAGTTAGGCCAGGCAACAGACAAGGCAGCAAGTAAATACTATTCAAGTGGTTGTGCATTACAAGGTGCATTGACTATTAAGGGTGCCAGGAAAGGAGCAAAGGAACAGGCAAGACAGGCATTCCAGGACACACATGGAGATAGAGGTTCAGGTCTTGTGATCTTGGATGATGATATGACTTATACTCCTATATCCAGTAATGCAAATGAATCACAGATGTTGGAAGCAAGGTCTTTCAATGTAAAGGAAATAGCAAGATACTTCAATCTTAATCCTTTGTTACTTGGTGATAATTCAGGTGCCAGTTATTCTTCAAATGAAATTGCAAACAATGAGTTTGTAACACATACACTTCAACCTTACATATCAATGGTTGAAGATGAATTCAACAGGAAACTGGTTAAACCTTCTGAAAAGGATCACATTAAGATTGACATTGATGAGAAGTTCTTGTTGAAGGGTGATATGAATACAACAAGTAATTACTTACAGAAACTTACTTCAAGTGGTATTATGACTGTTAATGAAGCAAGAGAACATTTAGGCTTGCCTGCTGTTGATGGTGGTGATAAATTGACAATTCCTTATACCAAGATTGAAGACAATACAATAAATAACACAGAAGAAGATGGAAAGTAAAGAATTTATTAAGAATGGTGATGTGTTCATCAGAAGTCTTGAAAGTGAAGGAGATGAAAAAGAGTCAAGAATAGTATCCGGATATGCTGTTAAGTTTGAATCTGACAGTCAGAATATGGGTTTTATAGAGGTTATTAAGAAAGGTGCTATTACAGAGCAGACTATTATGAATTCAGACATTTTTGCCAGGTTGAACCACAATGAGGATACAGTACTGGCAAGAAGTAGATATGGAGAAGGATCATTGGCACTTGAACTGAGAGAAGATGGACTTTATTATGAATTTGAAGCACCTAATACAGCAGTTGGTGATGAACTGTTGGAGCATTTGAAAAGAGGTGAGATTACTACAAGTTCATTTGCATTCTCACTCCCTATTGATGGTACTGGTGAAAGATGGTACAGAAGTGAAGATGGTGTTTTAAGAAAGGACATTCTTAAAATTGACAGGTTATATGATGTAAGTCCTGTTTTTGAACCTGCTTATCTTGCTACTACCTGTTCAAAGAGAGCAATGGAAGTAATAGAGAAAAGTGAGGAACTTAATAAGAAGTATGATGCTCTGATGGAAGATTTACATAAATACTGTATAGAATAAAACTGAATATAAAATATACATAAATATACTATGAAAAAGATGAATTCACTTGAATTGAAGGACAGACAGTCTCAGCTCATTCTCAGATGCAAGGAGATTGTTGATGTATGTAAGACTGAAATCAGAGAGATGACAGAGGAAGAAGAGAAAGAATTTAATGATAACAAGGAAGAGATTAAAGAATTGAAGTCTCAACTTGATGAACTTAAAGAAAAACTTGCTGCTTATGATGATTCACTCCCAGAAGAAGACAAAGCAGAAGAAAGAAAATATAATAAAAATAATAATAACAAACTTATGGAAAAAATTTCTATTGTAAAAGAGATCCGTTCTGCTATGGAAAATGGATCAAAGCAGTTCACAGTAAATGCTGATACTGTAATTGAAAAGAGAAGTGGTGAAATCACAGTAGCTACTGAGGGTGAGGATGTAGTAGAGAAGCAGATTCAGGGTATTCTTGAACCCCTTTATGCTAATTCAGCACTCACAAAGCTTGGTGTTAAGTGGTACACTGGTATGCCTATGGGTGATATTGCTGTTCCTGTAATGGGTAAGGGTAATATTGGTTGGGCAAGTGAAATTGCTGCTGCTGGTGCTCATACTAACACATTCACATCAATTGTATTGCAGCCTAAGAGATTGACAGCTTATGTTGATATCTCAAAGAAGTTGCTTGCACAGGACACTATTGGTGTTGAGAATGCAATCAAGAGAGATATTGTTAATGCTCTTAATGACAAACTTGAAGCTACTATCTTTGGTAGTGCAGCTGGTTCAACAACACAGCCTGCTGGCCTTTTCTATGGTAAGGACCTTGAAGATGCAACTTCATTTGCAAAGATTACTGCTCTTGAAGCAGAGGTTGAAGAGGACA